TGTATTCAAAATTACTTGGAGGATAACATTTCAAATAAAATTTACGATGAAGGATTCAAGACTTCTGAAAAATTTTCATCTCATGTGAATTTGGACACTACAGTTTCAAGTTTATTTGAAACTTATATTAATGTTAGACTATCAAATCTAAACGAAGAACTTAATAAACATAAAAACACAGAATTAGTATAATGGAAACAAATTTTGATTTATCGGTAATATTACCATTGAAGACCTCAATAGTTAAGAATTTTGATGAGTTCTTTAAAAAGGCAATAAATTCAATACAAATACAACAAGTTAAATGCGAAGAAGTTGTAATTGTTCATACAAGTGATGAGAATTTAATTACATATCTAAATGAATTTGATTTTGGAGATTTAAATGTGGTTAAGATAGAGTATAAGGGAGAACCTAATTTCTCTTCTCAGGTTAACTATGGTATTGAAAATGCCAAAGGTAAATGGGTTACTATCTTAGAGTTTGACGATGAATTCTCAGGAATTTGGTTCAAGAACGCAAAAAAATATTCAGATGTTTATCAAGATGTGGATGCATTTTTACCAATTGTTATCGATATCGACAATAAAAATGTATTCGCAGGGTTTACAAATGAAGCAACATTCGCAAATAATTTTTCACAAGAGGTAGGATTTTTAACTAATGATACTCTACACCAGTATCAAAATTTTCAGACCTCAGGAATGGTTATTAAAAAACAAGTAATCACTGATTTTGGAGGTTTTAAACCATCAATTAAACTTTCTTTTGTTTATGAATTTTTATTAAGATTGACTTACAATTCAGTAAGAATTATGACAATCCCCAAAATTGGTTATAAACATATGAATCTTAGAGATGAATCATTATTTTGGGATTACAAATATGGATTCAACAAAATGGAAGAGGAAGAGGTTAAGTTTTGGATTTCTGCGGCAAAAAAAGAGTATTTTTTCACTGATGACAGAGAAATAAAATATGTAGAAAATGTTTAATGACATTAAGTGCAAGTTCAATCATAATTGATGTTTCTCAAAAAAAAAGAAGAAAGGCTTCTTCTGAGAATTACTTTGACACAAGAGAAGAGTTAGCGGTTAGAATGTTTCTAACCGCAACTACTTTTGAGGAAAAAAATAAGATTTATAACGATTTTTTAAAAAATCCTTTAGATAAAATGATTTCCTCAATTATTCGTAGATATAAATTATATCGTAAAGATATGGATTTTATTGAAATTCATAACGATACACATTCATTTCTAATGACAAAAGTTGACAAATTTGTTCCGAGTAAAGAAAAGAAAGCATATTCGTATTTTGGTACAATTTGTAAAAATTATTTGATGGGTCAGATATTAAAAGACCAAAAGGAAATGAACCGAAAAATATCTTACGAAGATATTTCAAGTGATTTAGAGAATAGTCCATCAATGATGTATGAAATAGACATTGAGGAGCAGGGAGAGGTCAATTTAATACCTATATTATTATCATCAATTAAAGAAACATTGGATGATAAATCATTAAACGATAATGAATATAAATTAGGATTGGCACTGACTGACATTTTTGAAAACTACGAAATGATATTTCCCGCAACTTCTAATAATAAATTCAACAAGAATATAATATTATTGTCTCTTAGAGAGATGACCAATTTATCAACCAAAGAAATTAGGTCATCAATGAAAAAATACAAGAAATTATATGACGGACTAAGAGGTCCTGAAGAGTAAATTAAGTTATAAATATTTATTATTATGTCAAAACCAAAAAAAAAGGAAATAAATTTTACTAAGGACTCCATTCTTACCTTAATGCAGGAAATTTATAACGAACTTGTTGAGCAGAGGTCAACCGCAATTAGAATACAAAATAAAATGCTTTCCCTAATGAAGGAAGCTGAGGATATGACCTTAATTGGGCCGGTAATAGAAAAACAACAAAAAATAATAAATGACTGTGTTGAGAAAAAATTGCAACTATCTAAATTACAATCGAGTATTTGGGAAAAACAAAGTTCTAACGAAGATGTTTTTGATATCAGTGAGATGGATGATGATATATTACATGGTTTAATTCAAAAGGACATAAATTTAGATAACGAAAAACTTTCTTTATAATGGCACTTAGTTTTGAGGATGGGTATAACGAAATTAATAGTGAGATTAACGCCCTAAAAACACTAAAAGAGTCTAAATCAAACATTAATAACAGTTTAAATCAAGTTACTAATTTTGATGTTTCAAATTTAAGTGGGGGGTTCCCTTTGGACAAATCGGCAATAAAGAGTTATGCGTCCGCAGAAGTAAGAAATCAAATAGACAGCTTAATAAACACCGCATCTAACATTTCAAGTCCCGCAACTGTTGCTTTTTTCTTAGAAAAATTTTTTAGAGCAATAAAAGTAATACAACCTCAATTAAAAAAAATAGTAATAGACTGTATTGTTAAATCTTTAGGATGTGATTATGAACAAACATACCAAGCGTCTGATATCTACATTCGAGTCGAGTCAATTGATATTAAACGAATGTTATTTGAGGATGTTAATAGTGATGAGGGTAAAACTTTATACGAAAAGTCACCAATACTACCCTCAAATGTAACATTTACTCCAAGAAGCACTAATAGATTATTAAATGAGTTAATGAACTCTGTAAATGTCCCAATGTCAGACCCAAATTTATTTGGTAGTATGTATTACGGTGGGAGTGGACAACCTTTATTTGACATTTCATATGTACAGCAAAGGCCTTCACAATCAAATCCATTAGTTTTTGAAAGTGGTAATTTTTATAAAGTATCATTAATTAATAAAGTCTCAGGAAACAAAGTAACCGAGTTTTTGAGCGATTATTATGACACAATTAAACTTATTGATTTAAACGCATTTTTCTCAAATTTAATGGATTTATCTTTTGAGAATTTTAAAACTGCCAGAAAATCAAGTAAAATCACTATAGATGACAGTACTCGTTTTGGATTATTTGTCCAAAGGATGCTTGGTCAATGTTTTGATAGTGATGATGAAATTTCTGTAAGTGGTATTGCTAAAGTTCCTGAGTTAGATGACACTTCAGAAAACTTTTTTCAGCTAACTTCTACCGAAGAAATCTACATACAAAGTAAGATTAAAAACATTGAGAAGGGTATCATTGTGTTAGCTGATTGTGATAATATCGAATTACCTATAAGTTCATTAAACGATTATGTTTATAAAATTATCGAATCAATTGATGATAAGACAGACTTAGTTCAAACTTTTGAGCAGGATGTATTGGGTAGTATGGTTAATGATGAAAGGTGGTCAATTTCATTTGAGAGACGAAGAAGAATGAAAAACAACTTTAGAATTAGATTTGTTAAGAATTTCGCGTTAGCAGTCTCAATGACAATGTTTACCCCTAAAGTGTTTTTACCATTAATGGTTATGTTGAAATCTTTAAAACCAAATTTTAATGACGAAATATTTGGAGCGGTTGATTTCATGAAAAAATTTAAAGAATTAATGTTATGTGTTATAAGTAAAGTCGCTGCGATTTTTACAAAAATAATGTTTAACTTAATTAAAAAAGATTTAAAAAGTCTTTTAAGGGCAGTACTAATTGATTGGAAAGGAGACACAGGTAAATTAATTTACTTAGCAATTATCACATTAATAGGGGCAGTGAAGAGTGCGAGTGCACTAATTAAAGATTATAGGAAATGTAAATCCATTATAGATTCAATAAGAGCGTTATTGAACTTACTAAATGCAGCAAGAAGGCAAATTATACCGGCACCATTATTATTATTAAGTGAATTATTACCCGGTACTTCGGTTAATAGAGCGTTTTTAAATCACATTAGTAATATGCAAAAAATGGGAATTCCTACAGGACCGTTACCTGACGGAAGTCCAAATCGCATGCTAATGAGAGATTTTTCCATGATGGAAGGGTTTAATCGAGAACAAGTACAAAACGGTAAAATTGAAGGTATATGGTCAGCTCAACAAATTTCACCAACAGGAGCAATGCCAAAATATGTTAAAGTAACAGGTAAATTCTTTTAATATGGATGAAAATTTAATTGATATTATTAAAAATTACAAAGACAAATCAAATAAAGATTTAACTTTTGCAATGGGAAAGTTAAATGAGGAGTTTGAGGCAACAAAAAAATTACTATTTAATTTATCGTCACATTTAGATAAATTAGAAAAAAATTATATGAATTTATTAAACGAATACAAAAAAAGAAACAATGGATAGTCAAATTTTATTTAGTGGTATTGTACGCGATGTAGAAGATAATTTCTTACTAAATAGAATTAGAGTTCACTGTCTACAAGAAGATATTGACTCTTTACTTGAAAAATTTAAAGTAACTATAAAAGAAAAATACCCTAACATTACTGATGAACAAATTTTTAAAATTGACAAAGACAATGTTAAGGATATTGCCCCAAAGTTTAAATTTACAAAAGACGACCCATTTGTATATCGACCATTATTACCTTTCCATCTAAAGTTTGTACCAAAAAAAAATGAACTCGTTTTATTGATGTATTGGAATAAAGATGAAAACAATGGAAGAATTAACCAATTTTATATACCAGGACTTATCAAAAGTCCAATGAATGTGACCTATGAAAATGCAAAACAATCAATTGGCGTATTATCTCAAGGTATATTATTAAAACCGTCAAAGGTCTTAAAGAATTTTTTAGGAAAGTTTATTAAGGAATCGTCCTCAACAGTATGGGCTAAACCTGAAGATAATGCAATTTATGGTAGAGGTTCGTCTGACCTTATATTGAAAGAGGAGGAAGTATTACTTAGGGCTGGGAAAGCTTCAAATATGCAAAGCCAAGAGTTTCCAAAACCAAACAAAAATTTAGGGTTTTTTCAAATAACATACTTACCAAATGAGAAGGTTAAGAGTGACCCAATAGTTTATGAAACTAAAGAAGTTGAGGATAAACCTATTGTACGGATACTTGAGTATGATATTACAAATGGACTTGATGGAATAAGTGACCAATTAACGGGAAGTGTTAAACTTTTTAATTTACCAAGTTTAAAATCATTATCACAAAAGGTTTTTAGTTACTCAACAGAACTTCCATCATCAGTAACTAATCCGTCATTACAATACGATTTTAATTCTATACCCTTATCAGGTGTTACTGCAATTATCAATAAAATTACTAAGGGTATGATAAATGGTGAATCGGTAGACTTTGGAGAGGGTAGTCCCCCGTGGTCACCTGAAGGAATTGCTTTCCCATTCTATTTCAGACCATCAAAAAATCTTAGAGATATTTTAAGCGCAACTCCTGATTCTCAGACAAGTCCGTTATCGTTTCAAAAGTGGACAAATTTAACTAAGATATTTCAAGATATTAAACCAATTGAATCTATGAAAGGTTCAGGATATGGTCTCGTACCTGAAAAAGGTAAGATTGGTGAGGTTTTTAAAAGTGTTAAAAAATACGCATCGAATTCAACACTTAAAAATGAGTCAACAAGTTATAGTATATTGGGTAGCGATAGAATATATCTTATAAGTTATAACGATAAAAATAGATTAAAAAACGAAAACACATACGGTCTTAGTTCTGAAAAAATTTCTGACTTGAGGGTGAGTACGGAATCAACTGTTAGAGGTGATAGTTTGTATGAATTTTTAAGTTTGATGTACCAATTTGTAAAAACACATGTACATGCGGTACCTGAGGAACCTCCAATTGTAATTCCAAATTTAAAGAAAAGTCTTGATGACGCATACAATACATTCCCAACAAAAGTTTTAAATCAAGATATTCGAATAAGTTGATATTTATTTAAAAAAGATAATGTCAACTCATCGTTCATATTTTAAAAGAAATAATACGATACAATTTAATAGTTTTGTAAATACTGGAAAATCTCCATTTACAGAACTTTATTTTGGGTCGGCACAAGATGTTATATCATCACCAGGTTATAGTAGATTTATTTTTGATTTAGATTTATCCCAATTAATTGAAAAGATTGGGGATACAATTATATCATCAGGTTGTACTTCATTTAGTGGTATGACCCATAAATTAAGAATGACCAATACTTCATCATTTGATGTTGATTTATTAAATACCAGTATGTCAAATGGTAGGTTAAGAGCTACCTCATTTGATTTGAATTTATATCGAATACCAAAAACATCCGGTAATACGGGTAGTCCCCAAACTTGGGACGAAGGAGTTGGTTCGGACTACTACAACATCCCAAACACTCTAAACACATCAAACTCATTATTAACACCCATCGCATTACCTGAGGACAGAAGTTATTCTCAAAGACCTTCTAATTGGTACCAAAGAAATACTTTATCGGGATGGAGCGTTAATGGAATATATTCAAATACTAATACAAGTAATTTAGTAAATGTTAGTGGTCTTACTTTAGTTGACACTCAACATTTCGAATTTGGTAGTGAGAATATAGAATTTGACATGACTCATGAAATTAATTCTATTTTAACTGGGTCAACGACAGGTATCACAGGGTGGATAATTGCATTTCCTCCTGAATTAGAAAATTTAACAGGACTTACTGAAAATTACTCAGTTGCATTTTTTACAAATAATACTCAAACATTTTATGAACCTTATTTAGAAACAAATTATGACGATTTGATTTTAGATGATAGGAACAATTTTACAGAAAGAAAAACAAACAAATTATATTTGTATTCCTACATAAATGGAGAACCCACTAATTTAGATAATAACCCAACATTTTTCTTATTAGACAGTGGTAATAATTTATTTGATTTTGGTAACAATACTACCCAATTAAATTCGTGTTTAAAAACTAAGGGAGTCTATGAAGTAACTGTACCTCCGTTAACAGGTTCCACTCCGTGTACTTGTTACGATGTGTGGACGGGTTTAATATATAATGGTGTACCGTTAAATGACGAATATAATACTATAATAATGAAACCGTATACTAACTCATTACAAATCGGTATTAAGAGTAAAGAACCATCTTTATATGGTTTTGATTTTTACGGTATTAAACAAAATGAAAAAATAGTAAATACAGATATTCGTAGAGTTGGGGTATCAATTAAAAAAGCATATTCAACACAGGAAGTGTTATTTGATGTGAAGGCTCAATACAGAGTTTATGTCAATGAGGGACCAATTGAAGTTTCAGTTCAGGATTGGACAGATATTAATCGAACTCCTAATGAGTATTATTTTGTTTTTGACACAACTGATAAAATACCTAACGAATACTTTATTGATATTAAAGTATACTCATCAGGACAAGTGGATACTTATAAAAGAACATTACAATTTCAAATAGTAAATCAAAAATGAAAAGAATTAAATTAACTGAAGGAGATTTGGTAAACATAATTAAAAAAGTAATCAAAGAATCTAGTCACGAATTTCAAAATTACGAAGATTCTATTTTAGATAAAATATCGTCAGAAGGTTTTGAATCTTTATCAGAGATTGAAAAGTTCATATTGAATAGTGTGAGTAGTGAAAACTTTGATACAAAACCAATTATGGTAATGATTGCTAAAAAAATTGCAAAAAGAGAGGAATTGACAGATATTGAAAAAATGTTTTATGACGAATACTCCGTTTCCCCTGTTGAAACTAAAGGTAGAGAGTTGGAACCTAATGTAATATATGATGCCGGAGACGATGAAATTCCAGCATCTGATGATAGGGAGAATAAATTCACATTTGAGGACCCAAAAGGACAAATTCCGTCAATGTCATTTGAACTTTCAAAAATATACTTTACAGATAAATATTTAATTTTCCAAGGGACATTAGAAGTTGGGGATACTCAATATTACGGAAAGATATTTACAGACCCAAATGGGGAATATTTGGGTAATAAATTTAAAAGTGAAAATCAAACATCTCCTAATGATGACTATGAATCAACTCCGATTGATTCATTTCTAACAGTTGCCGCTCAACAATTAAACCAAGATGACCAACAAAACAATGAATATTAATGAAACAATAAAAAAGATTCTTAAAGAAGAATCTGAAAGATACATGTTCTTTAGTAATTTAGAACAAATGAGAAGACAATGTGACCTATTATTAGATTTAGACCGTAATATGGTTGAGGAAATTTTATCCAATGGTCATGATTGGGCTCAGGACCACATTGCCGAAGCGAAGAACAATATGGACCAAGTATTTGATTTTTTAATGAACGAATTAAATGAAGAGGATTCTAATGAAATGATGGAAGATGCCGGGTTAAAAGATTTGGCATTGGCTGATGAAGCCGATGGGATGAATCCAAATAAAGCCTTGGCAATGTCAATGATGGAAGGTCGTAAAAAAGCAGGAACAAAACTATGTGCTCGTGGTAAATCGGCCGCTAAATCAAAATTTAAGGTATATCCTTCAGCGTACGCTAACGGATATGCGGTCCAAGTATGTAAAGGAAGAATGCCAGGACTTGATGGGAAGAAAAAATGTTCTTCACCTTATTGTTAGTTCAATAGTTTTACCATATCTTTGTGAGTATATTCATTAATGATATGAACCCCCTGAAAAAACAATACTACAAACTTAGAATCTTATTAAGAAATAATTTTTCTAGACCTGACCATGTTATCGAACAAAAGAAATATGAGTCATTATGTGTTAATGTTGCAAAATCTTTAATTAAAGATGGAGATTCAATATTAATCTACACCCCAAAAAGTTTTAAATATTACATTAAAAACCAAAAACATGGTGTTTATATGGTTATTTGTGATTCAGTCCTTTCAGTCACAAACCACAAGTACTCCTACGAAATCAAATTAACCCCAAAAAACGAACGAAAACTAATTAGTGTATTCGAGAACGAATTGGAAAAAAGAGGTGAAATTTACGACACTGAAATGATTTTACAAATAAAAGATTCATTAACTGATATTTATAATAAAATAATAAGTGATGAACAACAGTGAATTAAAAAAAACAATTAGAAAACATCTATTAGAAGGTTTTGCAAAATACTCTAAATTTGAAAGAGCTATGATAATCCAAGATGTTTTGGATAGAGTTGGTCAATATGAGGATGAGTATGTAAACGCTTTAAGAGAATTCAACTCTAACTTCCCATCAACAATGTATAAAAGAGATTAATCAAAAATCTCTTTTTCTTTTTTCTTATTTTTTTTAATAAAAAGTTTTGTAACTTCCCCTGATTTTGCATTTGCAAAATTTTCAGATTCTCCTCCAATGTCTTCTCTATCCTCGATATTTAATTTTTCATGGTCATAAGCATGTGCCCATTCATGTGACAAGGTTCTCAAAACATCTGCTAACATTCTACCCTTAAATAAAATACGAATTCTGTCTTTACCATTATTATAAGAACCTGTGGTCATGTCTTCAGTTTTTTTATCTAATAACATTATTGTTAAATCATTTTCTAAAGGCATTTTATTTTGTAATAATTTACAAAATTTTCTCAAAAGTTCTAATTGTGACTTCTTGACCGTATTTTTTCTATATTTAAAACAGATTTTCATTTAAAATTGATAGTATTTTTTTTATTAAAATCTCTTCATTAGTATTTTTCTTTTTGTAAGAAACCATTTTAGGCTTATTACCCGTACCACTTTTAGGATTTGTTTTTTCAGCCCTTCTTTTTTGAGCACAAGCTGCCTTTTTTTGAGAATCGGACATTTTACCCGCAACTCCGGCAGCCCTACATTTGGGATAACCCTTATCTTTAGCTTCAGGTCTTCCACAAGGAGGATGTTTACCGTCAACTTTTCTACAAATGTTCACCCATGGTCCTTTAGGTTGTTTACTTCCCTTTGGTTTTTTCTTAGTTCCAAACCATACTCCTAAATCTTCATTAATTGTGTGAGAATCATGTGTCGGAATGTCATATCCACTTTCAGGATGCTTTTCCCACATACCTACATTTCTTTTAATATTATTTTTTAATTTTTTTTGTTTTTCGGTATTATTCGCCGGATGTTTTGAGGTTTCCTTGAATGGTCCTAATTCTTGTTTTCTCCATTTTTTTAATCCTATTTCTAATGGAGCACTATAAGGACCTGCAGTAACTGAAGTGTCAGATTCATTAACAAACGGTTTAGATATATTTTTAATTTTATTTTTTGAAGATTTACCATTATTTAAAATGTCACCATCATCATCATTTTGGATTGGGTGTTTTGATATATAGTTACTAATTTTTTCAGACCTTTTCTCCATTTTTTTTATCTTATTTTTTGGAGTATCCATATTTCCGTCGTAACTATCGTACGCCAATTCCGAATCATCATATTTTGAAACAGAATCATCAAATGGAGATAGTTGTGATTTTTTAAATTTTCTAAACCCCGGCATTAACGGAGCAACATAAGAACCTCTACCATTAGAATCAGTTGTAGATTCATTTACGGGTCTAAATAACTTATTAATTGACTCAAAAATATTTTTCATCTATCTTTTATTTTATAAATATCTATAACAATGGAACAATCAGAAATTGAAAATTTAATAGTTGATAAACTATCAGAAATAAATAACTCAAAAAATGTTTTAAATTCAATATATTATGACGATGAAAGTCAATTGGAAAAATATATTGAAGATATGAACCATTCTCAAGCATTATTAAATTTGATTAATGCGTCTAAAATGGCTTTTAATAAAGGTTGTTTTAATTTAGTTGAGTCGGAAATAATATCAAAATCAATACGGATTTTGTCAAAATAAAAAAGGTCAGATTTCTCTGACCTTTTTTCATATTATTAAGATAATATTATCTTAATTCGTTCAAATCAAATGTACGAACTCCATCAACGATGATACGACCGAAGAAACGGTTGTTAACCATTTTCTTAGCGTAACGAGTCATGATACCTTTGATAGGTGTGAAGTTGAATGGGTTATACATTGTTGGAGTCAATTGTAGAGGTACATATGGAGCGTAGATGTAACCAGTATCCAATAAAGATGTACCTTTATGACCAATCAAGATAGTGTTTGGTGGGAAGTATGGGTCACGATACACTTGGTAACGACCACTTAATGTTCCAACTCTTTCAATACCCATATTATATTGGTCTTGCTCAGGAGCTGCGTTTGATACATGGAAATATTGTAAGTCATCGAAAATCGCAGAGATTTCAGAAGATACAACAATCCAGTTAGCACCACCTCTCAAAGTAGACTTGTGAATTTGAGCTGAGATTTGGTTAATCGCAGTAATCAAAGTTTGGTTCCAGTCTTTTTGAGTGTATGGAGTTGATTGGTTGTTCAGACGCTTCCATCCGTTATAGTCCCAACGAAGTGTCCAAGCGGCACCTTTACGAAGGTCACGCAAGATTTCACGGTCAATTTCAGCCGCAACTTGTTCAGACAATAATGCTGTTAATTCAGCTTCAGCATCGATATTGTGGAATGCCGCAACATCTTGTGCTAATTCAGGAGACCATTGTGCTCTTAGTTTTCTTTCAGTTACAGAAACAGTTACTGATTCCAAATTGAAAGATACTTCACCAATTTTGTCTTCGAATTCTAATTCTTGGTATCTTCTCCAAGCAGCTTTAATTACTGTGTTAGCTCCGTTACCACTGAATGCCGCAGCACTTGGAGTAGCACCTGAGTAACCATCTGGAGTTGACTGTCCACAAGCAATACATGCTGGAACTTGAGTGTCGATTTCTAAGTAAATGAAACCTGTAGTACTACAAATGTTATTGTAATAACCACCGTTACCACCAGTTGAAGATGTATTAAATCCTGCTTGTGTTAAAGATGATTGAGGACCAACGATACCTTGTCCATATTTTTGTGTTACTACACGATACAATAATGGAGTGAAAGTTGTAGTATTCAATGATGCTGCCGCAGTAGCACTGTCAGTATACAATACTAAGTTAGACAAGAATGATTCAGTATCTTGTTCTTGACCGTCAGGACCGATTAACTTACCAACACCTGCAGTTGAGAAACCTGATAAAGCAACGATGATTTTTCTGTACTCTTGAGTGATACCATTAGCACCGTTAGCTTGAGTGTAAGCAGATGCTACAAGATTTCCACCATTCCAAGCAACTGTTGGAGTAGCTGAAGTAACAGTTACGAATGCTCCTTTAGAGTAATCGAATAAACCACCTGGGTTCAAACCTGGTTCAGTACCTTCATAGAACAAATCATAAAGATTTTTACTATAAGTAGAATTGTAACTACCTGTACCTGAATTATAACCAGCATTTGGGTCTCCATAAGGATTACTTGGTGCTCCAACAGGAGGATAATGGTCACCTGAAACAACTCCTAATGAGTCAGTTACTGTTCCACCACTATATCCTTGGATTTGTGGTACAAAGTAGAATAATTTACCGATTGGCAAGTTCATAGCTTGTACAGATACGATGTCATTCGCTAACAACTTAGAGAATACACGTCTGATGATTGGAAATACAACAGTTTCAAATGAACCTGAATCACTACTTCCAGCAGCCTCGTTGATTAAGTGAGACGCTTGGTTCTCATACAACTGAGCTACATTTTCTTTTAGGTGGCCTTTAAGACCTTCTAGGAATCCTAATTTATCCCATTTTGTTATAGTGTCTTCTTTGATAACTTTAA